TCTAAACGATAGATACGTATATGATTGTGGGGATCTCCGGAGGTCCCCACCTATAAAAAAGGAAAAGATATGCAGGCGAAAAACTTAAAAGAAACATCAAAAGAACCTAAAAAAATAAACTTACAGTATGAATGCGACAAAGAGCGTGAGATCGTTACGGGTATCGCTAAGAACTATGAATGCCCAGGCGGTTTGATTGAATTTGTGTACCGCAAATACAAGCAAGATAAGACAGAGAAGTATTCTTTGATGGACGGACAAGTATGCAAGATTCCTCTTGGGGTTGCTCGACATCTTAACAAGAACTGCTGGTACCCAATCCACGCAAACGCTATGGATGAGAACGGCAATGCGATATGCAAGATCGGCACAAAGGTTCGTCGTTATGGATTTCAAAGCTTGGAGTTCTTAGATGATGGCGATCTTGATACATATGGTTCTCGTGATACTTCGTTAGTAACAGTAGAACGCATGTCTGTAGCGGTGTAATATGGCTGAAGTCTGTTATTCATACCCTTATCCTACATTTCAACCGGCTATGCGTATTGTATCTGCAATAACGAATTCGTTTCCGGCAGTCGTTACCACGACCATTGATCATCAGTATATTACGGGTACGATCGTCAGACTTGTTATTACCAAGGGACACGGAATGCCCCAAGCCAACCAACAGTTTGGAAGTATTCTTGTTCTAACACCTACGACATTTGCCATAGACATAGATACTACCTATTACGATGCGTTTGTGGTGCCGGATTTAGTAAAATATACCTGCTCACAATGCGTTGCAATAGGCGAAGATAATGACATATTGACGGCGGCCGAACAGAACATTCTTCCGTATGCGGCTAGCTAATCTTAAGGGGAGTAGTAATGGCAATCGCACCTACAACAACACTGGCAGCTATCGAAACAAAAGTTCGAAGGCTTACCAGAAGTCTGTCTGAATCACAGCTGACTACAGCAGATTTAGACAATTATATTAATACTGCGGTAGTATATGATTTTCCTGAACATATACGTATGTTCAATCTTAGAACCACGTTTACTTTTTATACCAATCCTTATCAGGATGTGTATCCAACTGACAAGATATCCTTTTCGGGCGTTACGACCAACCCGCTTTATGACTTCCAGAATAAATATCTCACCGTTCATCCGCCCTTTTTTATAGCTGGATATAATTCGTACTTCACGCAATCAAGGGAACAGTTTTATGGTATATATCCGATTGTTAACAGTATTGCTTCCATTGGTGTGGCTGGTGATGGTGTGGTCACTGTATTCTCAGGAGTAATAAACTCACAACAGGCATTTATACCCGCGAGTCTTTCACAGACAACCATCGGATTATTACAGAATAACGTTCTTTTTAGTTCTGTTGCAGTAAACGGTGCTGGTTTGGCCATGGTAGATTATCCTGTTGTTGATACAACTACCGGTAATCCATCGATTATAGGTAATTTATACACGCCTGCCAACAAACCAACAGTTCCACCTACGGTCGTTGATGCAAATAACTTTGTAAATTATGCCACAGGACAGTTTAAGGTAACATTCCCATCAGCACCCGGTTCAGGCGCTGCCATTAATAGCCAGACGGTTCCTCAGAATATATCTCTCCCTCAAGGCGTATGTTATTATGACAATCAATTTATTGTACGGCCTGTTCCTGATCAGCCCTATGCAGTTAACTTTGAGGCGTACGTCAGCCCTGTGTATTTGATGGATACTAATCAATCACCAGAACTGAATGAGTGGTGGCAATATATAGCGTATCTCAGCGCTAAAAAAATATTTGAAGATCGGATGGATATGGAATCAGTACAGGCCATTATGCCCGAACTGAGAAAGCAGGAGTGTATGTGCCTGCGTAGAACAATAGTACAACAGACAAACGAAAGAACCGCAACGATATATTCTCAAAATGATGGCGGTGTAACAACCCCGAACGGTTGGGGTTATGGCGGCGGTCTATTTTAAATAGGAGATATAATGGCATATTCAGCTAACATTCCCCAGCCAACAGACTTACTTTCCCAGTCACAACCGCTTATTTTGGGTAACTTTCAAGCAATTCAAACCGGTTTTGATATAGATCATGTCAGTTTTGATGCTTCCGGAGAGGGTAAACACAAGAAAGTAAGCTTGCCACCGCAATCACCCGCACCTACATTTGATGCCGGAGATGTCGGACTTTATTCATTTTTAAGCCCTGTTACCGCTAAAAATGAACTCTATATAAACAAAACAAACCAAGTTACCGTAAAGCAAATACCGGCAACTGCTTCTATTTTGAGTGTAACAAGTGCTCCCGCAAACGGTGCAAGTGGTTGGACCTATCTGCCTTCTGGTATTTTAATAAAGTGGGGCACGGCTACCGTAACCTCTACTTCAGGAACACCAAATCAGACGGTAACCTACCCCGTAGCGGCAACGATACCTGTGTTTAACCAGGTATTTTCTGTACAGGCTACTGTTTTTGAGACTACTGCAAGCGATCAAAACAAATATGTGTATGTCCAAAATATGTCATCCACTACAACATTTGGTGTAATAGCAGTTTCTCGAACTACGGCAGCAAGCTACGTGACCGCAACGTTTAATTATATAGCAATAGGTTACTAGGGAGAACGCTATGGCCTTCGATAGATTTATGATTGCACCTGAAGGATTTTCAGTAGGTCTTCAGACAGACAAAGAACCGTTTTTGATACCTGACGAAGCATTTTCATTACTTCAAAATTGTTATGTATTTCGTGGACGAGTAAGAAAGCGATTCGGATCGTATCTTATGGGTGATCAAACAACTGCCGAAGGAACATTTAATTCTCGGTTGTCGGTTTTTTTGGGAACAACAAACGGTGCGGGTAATCTAAGCGGTACAGTACCGGGTGCAACATTTGGTATAGGCCAAGCGTTTACCATAGGAACTGAGATATTTACGGTATACCAAACAGGAATACCTGCAGCAATGCTTAAGACAGGATCTACTGTTACAGCTACCTATAATACCACGACAGGAGCCTATGTTTTTGCTGGAGCTGCGGCCAACACCTCAGTATATTTCTATCCAGCAACCCCTGTTATGGGATTTATAGTATATGATAATGGACCTATAAATAATCAACCTACCTACGCATTTGATACCCAATTTGCCTATGTTTTTGCAGCTGGATCATGGACTCGTTCGGGAGCCGCCATTTGGACTGGAGGCAATGATGATTTTTTCTGGGCGGTAAACTGGTATGGTATTAATGTTGGCAATACGGTACTTTTTGTTACCAACTTTAATCCAGCTGATCCAATGTGGTATTTTGACGGAACAACATGGAATCAATTTACCCCCCTCACCATATTCTTAACAGCTGGCAATTATATTCAGACGGCAAGAATAATAATACCCTTTAAAAACAGATTGCTTCTTCTCAATACGGTGGAGTCTACAACGCTTGGCGTACAGACTGAGTATCATGCCCGAGTGAGATATTCTCATGTGGGTTCACCTCTTGCAGCAAATGCATGGCTTGAGCCGCGACAAACAATTGGTATATTAAACGCTGACGGCGGTGGATTCGTTGACGCTACGACCGAAGAGCAAATAGTAAGTGCTGAGTTCATAAAAGATCGATTGATAGTTTACTTTGAGAAAAGCACCTGGGAGCTCGCTTATACCAATAACAATGAGTCTCCTTTCTTATGGCAGAAGATAAATACTGAACTTGGTTCCGAAGCAACCTTCTCAACCGTTCCTTTTGATAAGGTTATTCTTACGGTCGGTAATACGGGTGTTCATGCATGTTCAGGTGCGAACGTAGAACGTATTGATAACAAGATACCGGAAGAGATATTCAATATCGAAGACAAAACAGAAGGTGTCAAACGAGTTTACGGTATACGCGATTATTTTGTTGAAATGGTATATTGGACTTTCCCTGCCACAAATCGTTCGTCTCAGTTCGTTTTTCCTAATAAGATATTGGTATACAATTATCAAAATGGTACATGGGCGTTCAGTGATGACTCCATAACCGCCTTTGGTTATTTTGAGCAGCAATTGGGAACTACCTGGGAGTCATCCAACTTTATATGGCAAGATGCAAACTTCCAATGGGTTGGTGGACAAACGGACGCAAACTTTAGACAAGTTATTGCGGGAAACCAAGAAGGATATGTTTTTATAGTTGATGCGGATTCACCAAGAAATGCTCCGGCCCTTCAAATAACCAACATGACGCTAGATATACCGACACAAGTTTTAACAGTTAAGGTAATAAATCATAATATTAGTGGTGGTGCGCTAGAATTTGGTTGGGTTATGGTCGAGAATGTACAGGGAATGACTGGAGTAAACGGCCTTATTATGCAGGCGATCTTTGT